GAAGGGTCGTACGCTGCACCTGTTCCTAGGTCAACTTCATTAATACCATCAGCGTCAATATAAACTCCGTCGGGCACAGTTCTAGCTATAACCTGTTGTAATTTTAAATGAGTTATTTGTATTAAATCAGCAAAAGGAATCATACGTCTAACTAAAGACTCAATTACACCTTTATACATTCTAGGAGCCGCAGCTACATAATTAGGAATAGCATGTTGAGAAGATGATTTTGGACGCACCATATTTTCTTCAAGCTTCCACTTTAAAAGAATACTAGTACCCATAACCATAACACCTTCATACCAAACGTCAATAGTTTTTTCTATTTTTTCAAACCTTCCTTCTTCCATCATTTCTTGTGGAGGATTAAAGGTGTCATCTTTTTCTATTATTTTAGAGCCGCCACCTTCAAGTATTTTTTTCTTATAAACTATCTTTTGTGTAGTTTTATAATTAAAATACATTAAAGTACAGGTGTCTCTAGAAAAAATATCATTATCGTAAAACTGCGCTACATTATAATAATCATACCAGCTCTGACTGTATTTAGATATTTCCTCTAAATCTTCTCTAGTTAAAGACTGGTCTATTTTTAAAAGCTCCCCAATGGGTAATGTTTTGATTTCTCCCCAGTAAAAACAATCTTTAAAATGAGGGTCTTCTGTATAACTATAAACCACATTAGCGGGGTCTACATAAGATATTTGAACTCCTGCTCCAGGCAAAAATTCATGCTTGGCAACAGAGATTCCTATAACCGTAGCGTCATAATCTAATTGCTTGCGAATATCATTATAATGATTTTCTGAAAACATTGTATCTATAGCCTCTTCCTCTGCAATTTCAATCGCAGGTTTATAGTTAAGATTCATGTAAAGAGATAATTCCTCATCAGAAGACGGAAGGTCGTCAGGGTCCATTGTAAATGGGTCTACTCCTGTTTGCTCCTGTATATTAGTTAAGATATCTTTAGCGGCCATTTGCCCCTCTATCATGTTCTGATACTTACTTCTTTTAGCTTGAGACAGCGCATCCTGAGCGTAGGCCTTTACCTTAAAATCTCGGCCCTGCATACCATTAACAACAATATCCACAAATTTTGGAAGTATAGGCACTGGAGTCCAATCTAAATTTAGATAAGACAAGTCTCCATCAATTGCTAATTCTGTTTTATATTTCGCTACAGACTGCTCGCCTCTAGCGTATAATCGTAGCCTGTGAAAATCTCGCCATTGATTATAATATCTACACTGGTTTCCATCTTTTTTAAACCATTCGTACTGAATAGCCTGTCCTATCTGTAAACCGAATTCATCCGTAGCTTTTTCAGCATCTGAAACAAATTGACTTGGAAAGCCTGTAGATGCAATGTCTATTGTAACATCCTTCATCTATCTAATTAATTCACTTAAATTACCTTTATTAGTATACCTGGCAAAGTTAAGGTTTATTTTTGATTGTTTTTGCTCTACTTGATACATGTGCTTTTGTGTGGCCATGATGGCTAAACCAGAGCTAATACTTGCATCAAATTTAGTTCTATTATTTATGTCAAACCTAGACCAGTCTTCTAGTGTTCTGGCAAACAACATATTACCCATCTCGTTTTTGCTTCTAAATGTACCATCTAAATCTAAACCCACGTTTTTTTCAATGTAAGATTCTATAGCAGCTGCATGAGCTTGCTTTATGTCTTCGGAACTGTTAGGTATACCTCCGAGTTCTTTTTCTGTTTTAGATAACTTTGATTTATGTTTATCTGGTCTATTCATTGAAAAATGTCTATAGCCTCTATTTTTGAAATGATATAAAAGTCTAGGCTTATTATTTTCAACAAGTATAGGCATACCATAAAATACACAAGCCATTAAAACTTCCTCGAAAAATATCTCTGCCGTTTGAGGTCTGGCAATATACTGTAAGAAAAATTCATTAGCAGGAGCTTCCTCCATACTAAATTTAGTTATTCCGTGTAGCGCTCCGTTAGAGCCACCGCCGCCTACAGTACCAGATATATCATAAGAGTCACATCCAAAAGCGCCTATATGTTCATTCCCAGGATAATTTAATCCGTTCTTTTTTATAACTCTATTCTGTAAGTTTTTAGAAGGAAACCATCCTATTAAAAATCTTCCCTTTTTTTCAGGACTAAAAATTACCTTAGTATCTTTAATTCCATTTTCCCAGTAAAAATGTCCTCTAGTTAAATGATGCTCCATTATAAGCGAATCGTTATAATCTATTTGCTGATATATTTTTGTTAAATTAAATAAAGAAGACTTACTCTCATCTCTAAATGCATGAGATTCACTTCGAGGGAACTGACGGTAAAATTCATTAAGAGCATCAGCGTCATTCTTTAAAGAGTCCACCTCTGCCTCCCAGTAATCAATAGCTCCGTTAGTAATCCATTCAGAATCAATTCCTTTTATTTTTTCTTTAGGAGCTCTAAGAACAGGGTGACCGTACACATCTATAAATCCTTCCATATTTAATTCCATAGGAACAAATAAAGAATACATGCCACTTTTAGTTTGACCGTTCGCATTACGAGATTTTAAATTAGAATCTTCATAAAGCTTTTTAAAATTACTACCCCCTTTATCTAAAGCATTTGATGTAGAGCCCATCATACACTTCCCTATAATTTTACTTCCCAACCTTAAACAGGTTTTAGTAACCCTCCAATTGTTTAATATATTGTTAGGCTTAATCCATTTACCAGATTCATCGTGTACTAATAAAAGTAATTTTTCTCCATCATAAGAGTTATCATCTGTGTTCTTCCAGTCAATAGTAGTGTCTAATCCTGTCAACTCCTCGTTAACAGCTTCATACATATTTTTTTTAGTAATCTTAGAGGCGGGTACTCTAAACGCTAATTCTGTTTTTGGCTTATCCATACCATCTTGAATAGGCTTAAAGAAAAAAGGAAGTCTATTGGATATAGGAACAACCTTATCTGTAAACATTTTTTTAGAATCAGACCCAGTTTTTGATAGAATGCCTACCCTTGCATCTTTTGCCAGTGTCCCTGTATTGACACATTCTGAAGAACCCATAAACGAAAATCCAGAACGTCTTATTTTTAAATAAACCATTCCAAAACTTCTTTTGTCAGCCTTACAAGCTTCCCAAAATATAAAAAATAATCTATTAGCTTCTCTAAAGTCGGGATATCCTATATCAATTGTTGACCACTGTAAGTACATATAATGAGAGCCAGTGATATATGTAGGTTCACCATTATTCATAAACCAATATCCCTCGTCTCTATTATCAAACTCCGCCTCTATATAGTCTACCCATTTGGATTTAAAAGCAGAAGGCATTTCGTTCCATTGAAATATAGAGTGTATCTTAAAAAGGTCTTTTGATATTTCGGTGCGCTCCCAGTACTGCTCTTCTTTTTTGTTTGACCGAGCATTAAGTTTTTTAGGCACAAGAGGAAGTCCGATATAAAGACCAGAGATTTTTATTATATCTCCAACTTGACCGTTTTTTGAAATAACAACAAAGTCATATTTTTCATTATATCCGTAATTCCAAGTTTTAGCTCTATTCTTATTAGACAAAACTCCTTTAGGAACATAATCCTTTACAACCTTATATATACTATCTTGAGCGTCTTTCTGCAAATCCTTGTTTTGTTTCTATTTTAGAATCAGTGTTGTTTAATAAATTTATATTTTCTTGTTCTTGCTCTATCTTATTTAGTATATCAAAAGCATCAAAAATAGCAAGCTTTTTTGTGGCAGCTGCATTTTTTAACCTATCCGCCGCAAGCTCATCCTCTGGAGAGTGTTTTATAATATCTTCCTTTGCAACTTTTATTAGCTCTTTAACAGCCTTTCTGCCTGCTTCAATTATTTGTTTCTTTAGTTCTTCTGAGCTCATTTTCTTTTGTTAGTTTTAAAGCATAATCTAAATGATGTTTTTCCCAATGCATCCTGTAGTCATATCCTCCAGGGAATGTTTCATCGCATTGACTGCATTTAATCATATTTCTCACAAAACCATGGTCACATGATGGTCAAACATTCTATAAAGTTTTTCTCCATCTACATTAAACTCATATTCTGTCTCTGGTCTAAAGGTAACTAAATCTCCTTCTTTGAGGCCTTTGCTTAATAGTTTTTTATTTATATACCTTATCTTACCCATAAGAGGTTCTTCAGCAAATGGCTTGTGTATATAAGTTTTAATAGCGGGTATAGGTTTTATAAAACAATATTTATTATGACATATCCACTTGTTTTTCTTTTTGTACATAAAAAACTGAGTATCGTCTATAAAAAATAAATCATCTTTAAAATAACTTTTTCCACTTTGTTGACGACCCCTCATGTCGTTATAAAATTTAAAAACATTGTGATGAACAAGTAATGTGTCTCCAGGCTCAATCTCTCCGGCATAACCTAAAGGAGTTGATACGACTATACCCTCACGGTTTGATGCTTGGTGATTCTCCTCGGAGGTACTTGTTATAAAATCTATGCCTCCTATTTCTTTAGAGTTGTTGTATCGTTTACCTTTTATGGGCTTTACAATAAAAAAAAATGGTGACCTCATGAACCACAACCTTCACAGTCTATGCTAGAATCTGTAGGTTTAACTCCGTTTAGTTTCATTTCAATGCTATGTATTTGGTCTTGTATCTCTAATTGCTCCATCCAGTCATTTGTGTTTTTTTTCTTTTCTTGTAATATGTTGAATTTATCTAATAAATCTTCTGCGCTCATTTATTTTTAAAAGTTTATGTTATATTCTATAGAAATAGGCATCATTGTGTTAAATTCTTTCCACATAAATATCTCATTATCCTTTTCAATCCAGACGGTAAATCCTCCGGTATCTTTGTTTTGATTTATAAGATGAATTTTGTGTGAGCCTCCTAGTATGTCTTGACCCACTAAGTAGTGCATTGCACCTGACTTATAATCAGGTCCAATAGAAATTTTACGAATATTCATTATATTAGAATTAATTAATACAAATATAAGAAATATTTAACGTCCTTGTCCTCTATAAGATTTTCGATAATTCTTAGAAGAAGACAGTGAAGAGCTTTTTGTCTTTGCGTGTATTCCAGGTCTTTTTATCTTTGCTGGCTTTGAGAATGTGGTAAGTTGTGATTTAGCCATTACTTAGTTTTTCCTTTAAGTTTTTCGTAAGTTCTTAATCCTCCTAATCCTAGCATACCCATTAGTACCGTAAACAAAGGTTCGGTATCTAGCTCAGGGAATTCTACTTCAGGAAGTATTGTTCTTATAATAGGGAATACTACAAAATGATATGCAAAAGCTAAACTGCATACCCAGCCTACACTCGGTCTCCAACCAGAAACAAACAGAGAGCGATGCTGTGCCTCTACTTCGTTTATCTTGGTCTGTAACTCCAGTATTTGATTAGGGTCAAGCTCCTTCCCTTTAATGGCTTCACGAAGCTCCATAGCGAGTCCGCCAATCTTGCTTTTGCCGTTGCCGTTACTTCCACCTAAAAAAGACATTAATATTTTTAACATTATATAACGCTATAAGAAGTTTTACCGTTTATTTTTTCAGCACGCAAACATCTTGTTCTGTTCTCTTCTTGTGAAACATAACTTACATGTATCCACGCTGGATTCTTGTTATCTCCAAACTCCCATATAAGCTGGTCAAAGTTTAGATTATCTTTTATGTAATTAAACATTTCAGCGTTTGTCTTATGTCCGAAGGTATCGTCTAGGTCAATTGCTCGTCCTTGACAGTGCTGACTGGAAGAGCTTCCACCAATAGCACGATTTAAATCTTCAGACCTGAACATGCTATTAATTTTTATAGGTCCGCCTACGTATTCTCTAAGAGGCTCAAAGACATGAGTAGCAATACCAACCATATTAGAGGTTTCGTAATCATTTGGAATATTACTTATATTTAAACGTAAAGCTGTGTTGGAGCGTATAGCTTCCTTGTGGGTAATATGTTTACTTATTCTTTCCATACATTAAGTACCATTTGTGAATTGTGTAACCAATTGATACTAAAAGTAATAAAATTTTTAAAAATACATCTATATGTGTCATAGAAATTCCTAAGACTAAACTATTTATTCCCAATATTTTCATATCGTTAATTGACATTGCTGTTTGGTTTAACTATGTGGTATACCACCTTTATATCTAAAAGAGCGCTATTTGTTTGTACGTATTCCATCAGATTGAATCCCAAGATTGATTGTCTTCGTTCCATTGATAAGGTTGTCCATCTGTTGGCATTGGTGTCGGCGGTTGCCAATCGTGATTTGAATCTAATGTCCAACTTGCAAAAGGTTGTGGCACAATAAAAACATCATTTGTTGAATCATATTCAAAACCGATTCCTGCATATTGTTTTCTAAAATTGTTATTATATGAAGTTTGAACCCAAGTTGCTAAACCAAACAAATTATTTAAAAATTGCTTTCCTTTTAATTCGCTTTCTGTTCCATCTGTTTTAAGAAGTACGTCATTATTTACAACAAGAACTTCCGTCACTATATTATTTTCGTTAAGTTTTGCAAAATGTGCCATATCTTATTGTGTGTATGAACCGGTTCCGGTAAATTTTAAAATTGTATCACTTCCGTCAGTTGTAACGGTTGGGCTTCCAGTTGTTGTTCCCGAGTAAACAGAAGTTGGCATTCTTAAAATAACCACTCCTGAACCTCCATCTCCAGGGCCAAGCGTTCCGCCACCGCCGCCGCCGCCGGTGTTAGTTCCTCCGTCTTCTGGTACAACGTTTGATGCTTCTGAACCACCATTTCCAC